AACGTGTATATCATCCGAGAACGTATAGTGATTTTGTAAAAGGTATCAAGAACAATGAACTTCCCCAAGTTGTTATAAAACCTAACCAAAACCTTGCGATCTATGACGATGACGAGGGTAACTATGTAGAGACACGAATTGTCCAGACTGAACAACTTTGGCAAACGCTCACCGAGAGTGAGGCGAATGTTATGATTGATATGACCGCACCCACATCTTTGCTTGATTACCTGTCTACCTTTTTTTTAATTTCCCTTGCATTTTTCTTGTTTCGTGCCATGTTTTCTGGATCTGGTGGGGGCGCTGGACCTATGGGTAACCCATTCCTAAAGAATAAAGAATTCAAAGCTGAGGAAGACATTGATACCCGCTTCAGTGATGTTGAGGGTATTGATGCAGCTAAGGATGAACTTGAGGAGATTGTAGATTTTCTTAAGCAACCTGAACGTTACTTTGGGAGCGGTGCCAGAATCCCACGTGGAGCTCTTCTTGCTGGCAAACCTGGTACGGGTAAGACTCTTCTTGCTCGCGCTATCGCAGGTGAATCTAATGTTCCTTTCATCCAATGCTCTGCGGCAAACTTTGTTGAAATGTTCGTGGGTGTCGGAGCCAAACGAGTACGAGACCTCTTTGAAGTTGCTCGCGAGAATCAACCATGCATTGTCTTCATCGATGAGATTGATGCCGTTGGTAAACAGCGTAGTGCGGGAGGCATGCCATCTAATGACGAGAGAGAACAGACCATTAATCAGCTCCTCACGGAGATGGATGGATTTGACAATGAGACTGGTATTGTTGTTATCGCAGCTACTAACCGAATTGACATCCTTGATGATGCACTACTCCGCCCAGGTCGCTTTGATCGTAAGATTCAAGTTGGTCTTCCTAGTGTCAGAGGTCGTAAGAAGATTCTGGGAGTACATGCGCGTGATAAGAAGCTCGCGGATGATCTCAACCTTGATAGTGTTGCTAAGCAGACTACAGGGTTTTCCGGTGCAGATCTGGCAAACCTACTCAACGAATGTGCTATCCGCGCTGTCCGGGACGGTGACGGTACAATTACTACGGATATCATGGAAAATGTCTATCAGCGTGTCGTTGTGGGTGCGAAAGGTGATACGAAGTTTTCCCAAAAGAAGAAGGAACTCGTAGCCTATCACGAGGCTGGTCATGCCATTGTAGGTGCTATCCTTCCAGATTATGATACAGTTCGTAAGGTATCAATCATTCCACGGGGTGGAGCTGGGGGTGTCACTTTCTTTCAACCATCGGAAGAGAATGCCGAGTCTGCCATGTACACGAAGGAATATCTCCTCTCCCAAATTAAGGTTGCCCTTGGTGGTAGAGCCGCAGAGGAGGTCATTTATGGTAAGGATCGTGTCACTACGGGTGCATCAGGTGACTATGCCCAAGTGTACATGATTGCCCGCGAAATGCTTACCACTTATGGTTTCAGTAAATACAAGTTTGACTACCGTAACATGTCTAACGAGGCTTCCAAGTTTGTTGATCTAGAGATTAGTAACCTTGTTGACAATTGTTATAGGGATGCTATGAGTATCATCGTGGGAAATCGTGATAGACTCGAGGAACTCAAAGACAAACTTATTGAAGATGAGATTGTTGATGGTGATTGGGTTTATGACCTAGTTGGTCGCGAGAAGTGCAATGAGATTGACTGCTCTGTGAGCTTTGATTAAAATATCATTAAATTATAGACATGAGTGCTCGTCCCCAAAGAGAAGAAAGGAAGGCCCCAGAGAGATATCGGAATATTCAGAATATTCAGTCTAGACCTAGGACTGTCAAGCCAAAGACTGTCAAGCCAAAAACAGTCGCTAAAACTAACATACAACCACAAGCAATTCGTGAATTGGCACCTAAAAATGCACAATCCCGTGTTTTGTCTATTTTAGACAGTCTGTCTCAAGGTAAAAATGATAAAATATACAACATGCTCTACTCCATATATAGAGATGCCGCTGCTACTTTATTTACACGCCTTGAATTGGATGATAATGCACTGATTGCATCCATAGAAGAACAGTACAAAGTGGTGAGTGGCAATATAAGAGAGGCGGGTGGGCCAAAGAATACTTTATCTTTAAATTTTAAAACACCGGATGACAAATTAAATTTCTGTCTCCTCATGTGGTTGGACATGAGTCATGATGGTACAGTTGGTACAAACTTTGAAACTTTTGTGAAAAGTAGTATAGTGAAGACATTTTTAGGTGAAACCATATCTTACAAAAAAAACACTGAAATGATGTCGCGGATGAAAAAGTTGGGAATTATAACCACTGAAAAAACTAAAAAAGGTGTTGGTAAATTAAAGGGTTTGTGGCCCGGATCGCAGTTTGAGAACAAGATCAAAGTTAATCTACCATTCATTTTCGGTGTTCAAGAACCTATAACAACTATCGCTGTTAGCACAAAACTTTCTAATTCGGCAAAGAATCGTGATAATAAACCTATTTATGTGACTATAGATTCTGAAAGTGAATACAAGTCTATTTCTACACTTATTGAAAACGCTAAATATCCATTCACTACATTCAATGGCAGACAAATAACTAGATACTACTTGAAACCTATTATAACACTCGCTAATCGCGTTGATCCAGGTAGACTTATGCCTATAAAGGGTGTTACCGAAGAGTTTTCTAAACTCATGCAAAAGGCTGACAAGTTGAAGTCTACACAGTTGTACAATGTGAAAGATTGTGATTTCAAGGTTGGTAAAACTCGTCTTACGTTAGATACTGCTGGAAGGGGAAAGTTTAATCTTAAAATAAATGGTAATGAAGTACCTTATGGTGTCACAGCTGGTGAAGCCAAAAAAGCTTCTGATGATAAAGATAAACTTTCCAAATTTTTGGGTGATTTCATGCAGATTTTAACTGTTCTCAGTAAACCTGTCAATCAGCGTATCGTGTTAGGAACTTTAGACGGTGTTTTGTGTGGTATGTATTGTTTCCTTTCAAAGAGTTTAATGAATGAAGAACCCAGAATATTTATTGATATGTCCTTCAAACAACGTAATCAGATAGTCATGTATGGTGTTTCGGACTTAATACAAATTGGTCAGGGTGTTAAACAACAGGAATCGTTTATTGGAAGTAATTTCATAAGCAATAACAATAATAGCAGTGAAGTTTCATCTGGAAGCAATCGCATTGAGGGTGGTGGTAACTCAAATAACAAAGGGTTTTTTGGAAGGATTTTCGGTGGTAATAAGAAACCCGTGAACAGTGGCGTTGTCAACAGGAGTCCACTGAACAACAGTGCTCGTAGAATGAATGTTAACAACACTACGAGTGTCGCTGGTTCTAGCCAGGGAAGTGTCTCTAGAAACAGCAATAACAATAACAACAATGTGAGCCAGAGACCCCCAAAACGCACGAGAAACAATAATAATAATGTCAGCCAACCCACCGCGAAGAGAGTAAATACAGGTCGTAACAGATTGATTCAAAATCTTAAGAAGAAGAATCTCCCCAACTATGTGATAAGAGGTCTCATCGGGAATTATGACAACAAAACAAAAACAGCCAATCAAGTTATACGAGAGGCAAACATCTTTGGTAAAACAGTTGCAGCTGGTAGAACTGCTCAAAGAATTGGGACCCTCCGACCTCGTTAAATACAAGTTAAAGTTAATACCCCTATTATACACAGGATGTTTGCTATCTCTGTTACACCTGTTCGTGTGTATAATTCGGTTGAGAAGAAGCCCGAGGCTGCCCCACAATATAAACGTAATCGTCATTGGCGTCAGCATTCGATGAGTCCACGAATGCCGGTATCTGATTATAAAGATGTAAAAATTCATGAATTAGAGAGACAGATTGACATATACGAGGCTGAAAATAAGAAGCTGAAATTAATAGCAGGCTGGAATTTACGCGCAGTTCAGTCTGCTCTCAAAAACTGTCAGGATATGATGGATATTTTACATAAGTGATATAAAGGTTGTTATCATACATAATATAAATGGATTATGTTCTAGAGATACCTAATAATTTATCAGATGAGAAATGCGACGAAATGATTAAACGTTTTGAATCTGATGACCGTAAAAAACCTGGTGTTGTGGGTTTGGTAGCAAAAGAAACTCAAGTAAAACGGAGTATGGATTTGACTATCTCATCTTGTTCAGAATGGAAAGACATTGATAAGTATTTATATGAACAATTAAGTGAAGGAATAAAAATATATATGAAACATTTGGATGATTTGGGTGTTTCTAGTCATGTAGGTGCAAGTGTACAGGAATGTTATGATAATGGATACCAGATGCAAAGGACGTCCATAGGTAATTATTATTCTTGGCATAGTGATTCGATGACTGCTAATGGGCGATTTCTTACATTTTTATGGTATTTATCTTCACATGATCCTGTTGAGCATGGTGGTGGTACAGGATTTCATCCTTCTGTGGGAGATGGTGGAAAAGTTATAAAACCTGAGAAGGGTAAACTTATTATATTTCCAGCAACGTGGACTTACCTTCATATGGGTTTTCCTTTGTGGTCCGGGGATGATAAATATGTTTGCACTGGCTGGTTACATGCTTCTAGCACCTAAGTAGAAATAAACAAAATATAAATTTAAACAGATGAACACTCTAGTTGAGGCTTGCCAAAACGCTATTGCAATCTTGGGTCTCCAGTGGAGTGTAGGTAAAATCTGGTATCATGTTCGCCGCTAAATGTCCGGTATTTCACACACCTTCTTTCAGTTACAGAAAGAAACTGATTCAGAGAAAAGTTCAGTGTTATTATTCTCTTGACAACATGAATAGTAAACCTCTTGACGAAGTTGAGCATGATAGTATGTTCCATGTATTGACTTTTATTGAAGATGGTGACTGTGGTATCTATTCAGTTAAACTCCTTGATGATGAAGCTAAGGTCAAAGATGATATTATCGCTTTTACAAATTTTGAAGATGCATTTCGGTACAAGACCCTTTTAGAAGCTGAGATGAATCACAGACCCTATGTACAATTTGCTTCGCGATTTGAACTTGAACACGCGTGTAATGTTGGTGGTTATCGTTGTAGAGTTGTGAACGAGGGTGCCCTTGTCACTCCACCTAATCAAACTCTGAAGATTACCGATTGGGAGCGACGCTCATCTCTTTTAAAGGGTAGATGGACAGTTAAAGATAAAGATGATGTAGAATAGTATGTCTATAATACTAGACCGTGTAATACGTATGTTAAAACATGACAAATATCTACCCTTAAAATGCTACGCTTCTTCACGACAACTTTCGGGTAAGTTTAACTTTTGTGAATGTGTCATACAATGTAAGTATCTGCCTACTCACCGTGAATCAAAACAGATTCAAGACTATCAGTACTTGGAATTGGAGAAAGACCGTGTATCACAGAAGTAGTTTGTGCACATGCATGTTCTTCCATATCGGCGACGGTGTTGAATGTTACGTAACATTTATTACAACGAACAGTCCCATAACCACGTGAAATTCTATAGTTTATCTGATCGGTACTATGCCTACCCATATGTGTGATTAACTTTTCCATATTTTCATAGTTGTTCCCACATATGTCACAAGAACATTCAAAGAGTTTATGAAAGTTACGAGATCTTGACTTTCTACTCGAAAAGAATGGGAAGCACATCCTTATATATAACCTAAGTTATATAAAGTTTTAAACCTCTTCAAATTTAACATGAGTTGTATGCAGTATGTTGCATTTGACTTTGAGACTTCAGGTCTTCCGACCGGTCGTCGTAATGTTGAAGTTACCTCAGAAACTTTAAAGAACTTTGATGATTGTCGCGCAGTTTCTCTATCCGCTGCACGTTTTTCGTCAAAGGGTCGTCTCATTGATACATTTGATGCCATCGTCCAACCGGAAAATTTTCAAATTGGTGAGAAGTCTATTGAAGTTCACGGTATCACACAAGAAATGGCTGAACGTGAAGGACGGCCATTTACGGAAGTATTTACGGACTTTATCAAGTTTATTGGACCCCGAACAACTACACTTGTTGCACATAATGCTCGGTTTGATAAGAGTGTTCTTCGTTCCGAAGTGATTCGTCATGGTTTAAACATGTCTCTAATCGATAATTTTAACTTTGTATGTACCCTACAGATGTACAAAGACCGTTTCTTGAAACCGATTAAATTGGGTGTACTCTATAATGAACTATTTGGAGAAGACTTTGAGAATGCCCATAATTCCTTGGCTGACTGTATCGCATGTGGTAGAGTTTACCCTTTTCTGATGGGACAAGTAGATAGGAAGCTCAAAAAGATTGGTGTACCCAAGGTTATCATCGGTGCTTCATCTGTAGCGTCGGCTATTGGTAAGAGTCAATTTAAGAAGCAACCTGAGCTCATTTCTGAGTTGTGGAAGAAGTACTTGCCTCAAACATTTGAGGGTCAAACTAAAGAGGAAGAGGCCTTATTGGTTCTCAACTCTATGGAAACGACGAAGAAGATTCTCAATGAAGCTGAAAGTTTCAAGTCTGAAAGGAGTGATGACGTGAAACAGCAGACGCGTAAACTCTTCCATCAGATTGAACATTCTGGTCTCCTTCCACAAGATATATTGAAGGCGAAGGAACACATCCGGAAGACCCTTTCTACTAATCATGGAATTAGGAATGAGGACAAGACTGCGAAGTTTGATAAGATGGCTGCCAATCTCATTGAAGATGATACTTACTATACCCACGATATCTGTGAGATTGAGGGTACCCTCTATCAGATTGTTGGAAGGGTTGACCGTGTTCAGACAAATGAAGATGGGTCGCGCATTCTAGTTGAGATTAAGAATCGGGCAAATGGGTTCTTCGGTCGTGTGAGGGACTATGAAGAAGTGCAGTGTCAGACATATATGCAGATGATGAATGGTATTGACTTTTGTCGTCTCGTAGAGACCTACAATGGTGAGAGTAAATCATACCTCATTCAAAAGAATGATGATATGTGGACCCAAGAAATTGTTCCCAAACTTCAAAACTTTTGTGAGCATTTCCATGGTATGTTGAGCGAGAGAACCTAAGTGAATAGTTAAGTTGTAAATATATAAAAAATGAAATTATTACCAATTAAGTTGCTAACAGATGAAAGTGTCAAAAATACCCTTTTGAATCTCAAAGTGGATAATTCTGAGATTGACAAGGATGATTATATAGAGTCTAAGATAATGACTGATCTTAAGGCGAGACAATTAATGGCTATTGAAG